ATAGACCCTAAAAATCCTCATACAGTAGGTAAGAGTGCATGGAATTTAGGTAATCATGTATTATTATTTGGTTTTATTATGGCTTTAATATTTGTGGTATATGCGAGTTATAAATGATTTTAGTTGATTTAAACCAAGTATTAATATCTAACTTGATGGCACAAACTAGAGGTCAACCAGATAAGACTACTGCTAATGAAGAAATGATTAGACACATGGTCATAAATTCATTAAGAGGTTTCAATGTAAAATTTAAAACAAAGTATGGAAAAATGGTGCTTTGTTCAGACGCAGGTGACCCTTGGCGTAGAGATAATTTTCCACATTACAAATATAGTAGAAAGAAAGGCAGAGAAGAATCATCCTTTGATTGGGATAACATCTTCAATATAATTACAAATATAAAAAATGAAATCAAAGAAAACTTTCCTTATGTCGTTATGTACGAGGCCAAGTGTGAAGCTGATGATATTATTGCTACTTTGGTTAAGTATTATCATCAACATGAAGATATAATGATTGTATCAGGCGATAAAGACTTTATACAATTACAACAATATAATAATGTAAAACAATATGCACCTATACAAAAACAATTTGTAGGTGAAGATATAGACCCTAAACAATTTCTATTAGAACAAATATTAAAAGGTGATAGGTCAGATGGTGTACCAAATATATTGTCCGAAGATGATGTATTTGTAACTGGTGAAAAACAAAAACCAATGACCAAAAAAAGAATAGAAGAATTTTCTAATATTGAAAATCATACTCAATATATTAGTAAAAACTACAATAGAAACAAGATGTTGATTGACCTAACTATGATACCACCAGCCTACGAGGAAAGTATTATAAATAGTTATCAGAAGTACAAAGTTAATGACCGTAGCAAGTTATTAACTTATTTTATTGAAAACAAATTGAAGTCTTTAATGGAAAACATTGGTGACTTTTAACATGGAGAAATAATATGGCAGAGCAAAATCCAAACTTGATGTCAAAACAAGCAATGACGACCATGGCTTCTACAAGTGGTTCAGGTAAGTTATTGTACCACGAAGTATTGACTAAAGTAAATAACGCAAAAGATAAACCTAAAAAGGTCGCTGTTTTAAGACAACACGACACACCAGGTTTAAGAAGAATAATCAAAGGTTCATTTGACCCTAATATTACATGGGATTTACCAGAGGGTAGCCCACCGTTTATAGCAAACGAGGCACCAGAGGGTACTGAACATAGTCTATTAGAAAATGAATCTAAAAAATTCTGGCATTTTGTAACAGGTGCAGATACATCAACATCAAAAACCAGAAAAGAAACTCTATTTGTCCAGATACTAGAGGCATTGCACAAAGGCGAAGCTGAAGTAGCTATCAGAATGAAGGACAAAGAATTACACAAACATTATAAAGGTCTTTCAGCCGCTGTTGTAAAAGAAGCGTTTAGTTGGAATGACGAATACAAGACTCAACCAAGAGGTACAACCTCTGGTGCGTTGAGTATGTAACGAATCAAGGGTGTGGCATATATGTCGCACCCTTAAATAATCAAAAAACCAAGTAAAATCAACGAAAAAAAAGTGAAAAAAGCGCTTGACTTTAGCTTTATTTTAGCGTATAATGGTACCATAAATAAAGAAAGAGAGAGATATATTATGAAAAAACTAATATTAATACTTGCCGTTTTGTGGTTTGGTTTAAATGCCTTTGCAAAATCGGTACAAGCAGATGAGTACAATACGGCTGTTATTGCTCATGTTATCAAAGAAAAGATTTCTGGTAACAATGTAGATATTTCAGTATTGGAAAATGAAATGCAAAAGTTAGCGTACAACTTTGCTTTAGAAATGACAGATGTTTTAGAAAAACATTTACCTCAAATCTTGGAGGGTTTAGCTGCTGAAATTAGAATGAACGCAGACAGTAAATATAAGTGTTCTTTGTTAAAAGACACAAAAATTGCTGATAAAGAATGTTCGTAGTAGAAAAAATAAACGACATACTACAAACAATTTACCAATATGTACCACAAGAAATTGTGATTATTATAATGGCAGGTTTGTTTATGGGTGTCTTAATGAATAAAGAAGATGGCAAAAAAGAAAAGAAATATTAAAAAAACAGAAACACTTCCTGCTATACCTTTTCATTTTGACTTTTACATGGTCTATTGGGAAGATATACAAAGCGATTCTGGCTGGCGAACATTGAAAGACATACAAAAATCTACACCTGCTATTTGTGTATCAACTGGATGGTTGGTAAAGGCAGATAAGAATGTACATATTTTAATGAGTGATTATAACTATGATGAACATGGTGAACTATCAGATGGTGGTAACACTACTGTAATTCCTACTAAAAATGTGATTGAAAAGTTTTTAATCAAAGGTTTATAAACTTAAAAAGGAGAGATATATTATGGCGAGTAAAGAAATTGATAGGTGGCTCAAAGCAGAAATTGAGAAAGTACCAGAAAAGTTAGTCAAGTTTAGAGATAGAAAACTTGAATCTAAAATGGTCTATTACACAGGTAATTGGCACAAAGATGTTGTAGCTAATCTTACAGTAAGACAATCAGAAAAGTTATTTGCAAAAATGCAGAAAATTCAAAAAGATGGTGGTCTCATGTTCTTTCAAAAAAGATTGAAAGATATTAAGATTGGTGAAACAGAATATGATAAACCTGAAGTGATTACAGGTTTTCAATACATTGTTATGAGAGAGCGAGGTACAAATGCTTAAGACATTTAAGACAGTAATTTATACATTAATGTCTGTTTTTGTAATTGGTACTGCTGTAGGTCTATGGTATGTTTATGCAGAATCTAAAGAAGAACAAATTGAAATAGAAACACAAGAGATTGTTGATACATTAGAAAAGATTGTATCTGTTACAAAACCAGATTTTGAAAGAGCAAACAATCAAACTTTTATTGATAGTGTTGGTGCTTGCGTAAATTATATTTACAATACAACAACAGACATTTATCCTGTAAATTTAGAAGTATTATTGGCTCAGGCTGCTTTAGAAAGTGGTTGGGGTAATAGTAGGTTTGCTTTAGAGGGTAAGAACTTGTTTGGTATTAGAACTTATGACCTACGAGAACCACATATGTTGCCTAGTAATAACCCTAAAAAGTGGGGTGTTAGAGTTTATATGCACGAATGTGATTCTGTACAACATTATATAGACATCATAAATAATGGTAGTGCTTATGAAAAGTACAGAGAATTAAGGGATAACGGTATTGAAGATTCTTTACAGTATGTTGAAACACTTGGCGCTTATGCAGCTGACAAGAAATACTTTCCTAAATTAAGAAGTATTATTAAGAAGTTAAGAACAGAATACGATATACCACAATTACAGTAGGGCTTATATGTTTGGAATTTTAATAGTTTTTTTAAGTGCAATTTCTATATCAGTAATAGCTGCTGGCTATTCTATTATGGGACTTGCAACACTATTTGCTGGTGCAGTAATACCTATCATAGCAATGGGTAGTGCATTGGAAGTAGGTAAATTAGTAGCCGCCAGTTGGCTATATAATAATTGGCGCAATAAACTTGTGCCACAATCCATAAAAGTTTATCTTACATTTGCAGTTATAGTATTAATTTTTATAACATCAATGGGTATATTTGGTTTTTTATCAAAGGCACACCTTGACCAGGTACAGCCAACTTCAAGTAATGAAATTAAAATAGAATTAATTGATACACAAATAAATCAACAACAATTAACAATTGATAGAGCAAATAAAACTCTAACTCTTTTAGATAAAACACTTGAAACATATATTGGTATGGAATATGTTACAAGAGGATTAAAAGAAAGAGAGAAGCAGAAACCTGAAAGGGACGCTTTGACGCTTGCCATTAACGAGGCAAGTGATAAGATTGCTGAACTATCAGACCAAAAAGGTGCATTAAAATTAGAACAAGATAAGATAGAGGCTGAAGTAGGACCAATAAAATATATTGCAGAATTAATCTATGGTGATGAGGCAAAAGACCATTTTGACAAGGCAGTTAGGTGGGTAATTATAGTATTAATATTTGTATTTGACCCATTGGCAGTATTATTGTTAATAGCGGCCAATATATCTTTACGAACTAGAAACGAAGCAAAAGAAGAAATACAAAAAACCAAAAAGGTAAACCTAACTAAAGAATTGCAAAAAGAAAAAGCCAAGAGTGCCAAACTTCGTAAGAAAGAAAGAGATTATAAAGGATTTGTCAGAAAACTAGGTGCAAAAGAATTATCAGACCTGGATCCTGATGAAATTAGACTTAAATTAGACCAGATTATGGACTGGAATGAGAAGTCTAAGCAACCGTAGGGCTTGCCAAATAGTGAAAGGTAGTATATAATGGTAGTTATGTTTGATGAACCAATAGAAAGTCTAAAAGATAGACGAATCAAGAACGCAGAAAAAGCTTGTAGAGATTCTAGGTCCGATTGGGCAAAGAACTTTTGGTATAATGTGTTCTCTAAATTATGTAAGATGTATGACCGTGAGGATTACTTCAGAAAGACGATAAACTAATGAATGTATTTTATGTAGATAAACATCCAGTAAAAGCTGCTGAACAAATGTGTGATAAACATATTGTTAAAATGATATTAGAATCAGCACAACTATTGTCAACTTGCCACCGTGTACAAGACGGCACAGAGTATTATGACAAAACAAAAAATGGTAGAAAGATTAAAAGGTGGAAACACCCTAATTCTAATTTAGAACCATTACTATACAAAGCTGGTTGGGTAAAACACCCTAGTACAATCTGGTTATTTGAAAGTGCATATAATTATATTTGGTTATACAAACATATGATTGCTTTGAATGATGAATATAAGAAAAGATATAATCATACAAAAAATCATGTAACAATTGATAAACTTGGTGATATTTTAGCACATCCACCAAAGAACGCTAAATATAATAAGATAGCTACAGAACCAAAACCTGCTATGCCTGAACATTGTAAAATACCAGGTGACGCAGTTGCAAGTTATCGTAAGTATTACATATTAGAAAAGAAAAGATTTGCTACCTGGAAGGCACCAGCTAAAATGCCTGATTGGTACAAGAAAGGAATTGTAAATGGCTGATATTAATTTAAAACAACCTATTATTCAAGGTTTAAAAGACCATGCAAAAGGTCATATTGAAAAACATAGAATCAATGTAGAAGTATTAATGCAACGACCAGCTGGTGTTGCTGAACATCCTGATACATTAGAAACTATTGAAAAAGAGTTAAAGATTATTGCTGAGTATGATGACCAACTAGAAATGTTGAACAAATATTTTAAGGACTAATATGCCAGTATATGATTTTATCAATACAAAGACCGGTAAAAAATTTACCGATATGATGAGTATTGCCGACAAAGAAGAATACTTAAAGAAGAATAAACATATTAAACAAGGTGTTGGTAAGATAAATATTGTAAGTGGTGTTATGGGTGTAGGTAACATGAAAACCGATGGCGGTTGGAAAGATATGTTAAGTAGAATTGGTGACGCTCATCCAGGAAGTAAAGTCCACGATTTATATGGTAACAAGAGTACCAAAGATATTAAAACAAGACAAGTAGTTAAGAAACACCAGAAACGACAAGCTGCTCAACGAAAAGCAAGAGGAAAATAATGGCAAAAGATATACCAGATTTTATGAGAGGATTTGACCTTGATGATGATTGGGGTATGACGCCAGTTTCATCTACACCACAGGATAAACCAAGTGTTGACCCTAAAGTAGTTGAAGATAGTAAATTAGAAATCTCAAAAGTTAAATCAGATGTTGGCGATATTAAGTCAATGATGAATGAGATTATGCAAATTGTGGCCGACAAAGAAACGGTAACAAAAACGGTAACAAACGAAGAAACTGAACAAAGGTTTAAAGATTTAGAAAAAATTATGTTACCATTTTTGT